GGATATGAATATTATGGGATTTATTTTGCGTTACTGGAAATGTTATTTACAGAACAGAATAAGCTTTGTATAGAAAATTATGAAACGCTAGCCTTTGCACTGCAATGCGATCAAGACAAATTAAAAGACGTAATAAACAATTTTGACTTATTTATTGTTGAAGATAATTGTTTTTACTCTAAGCGACTTAGCGAAACAATAAACACTATACACATAAAAAGCGAGAAAGCGCGTGAGAGCGCAAATAAACGCTGGCAGAAAGCAAATAAAACGCCAGACTTTCCAGCATATTACGATATACACTTTGCAAAGCGAATATCGCAGGACAAGGAAGCGACAAAACAGTATCACGAACACCTTACTAAATTAGGCTATGTTTGCAAGAGGGGTTATAATGGAGAAATATTATGGACAAAGAAATAATAAGACATTTATTGGGATTATGCGGAGAGCCGCATATTAATATATTTACATTACTGGCGTCAACGCCTATAATCAGTTATATTATTTATAAATTTTACAAGTGAAACAGGTAGAAGCAAGAACGCAAGAAGCAATAGTAAAATATATAAAACTAGCATATCCAGACGCGCTTTACTGCGCTAGTGCTGGCGGTCTTAGAACTAGTATTAAGCAGGCTGTTATGATGAAAAAAACTGGCTATGTTAAAGGAACGCCAGATCTAGCTATATACGAGCCTATAAACAAGTTTCACGGACTTTTTTTAGAAGTTAAAACTAAAACAGGTAGAGCAACAAAGGAGCAACTGCGCTGGAGACACGAATTAAATTTAAGAAACTATGTTGCAGAAATTGTTTACGGTTTTGAAGACGCGAAAAAAGTAATAGACAGATATTTAACAGGTAAAATAATATGAAAGTAAAACCTAATTTTTTTAATACTAGACACGAGCGTTTGCACTGGGATTATATAGATACTAACAACTATCTGTTTACAATATTGTTTACGAGCGGAGCGACTCTTAACTTTATTTTGCGAGATTTGAAAAAAAACAAAAGTATTAAAAATTATATATATAATAAATTGACTAAAAGATTTGACAATATTGCAGAGGTTGATATTAGCAGGCTGTCAAGTGTAGAATATAATTTATTGAAACAGCAGTTAGTGCCGTCTGTTATTAAAATATGCTAGAAAAATACTTGCAAGATAATTATCAAAAATTAAAAGACATAGCAAGAAACATTGCAGGAAACACCCACTACGAAGAATTTTTACATTTTATTTTATATAATCTATTAATCACTGATAATAAAAAGTCTTTAGAAGATATAATAAAAAAAGACGAAATGATTTTTTATATAACGCGCATTATGATAAATCAACAATACAGCAAGACTAGTAGATATTATTATAAGTATAAAAAATATTACAAACATCACGTCACAGGCATAAAAGACGCAATAACCGCAGACAATGCAGAAAAAACAATAAGCAAAAAAGAAGATATAGAAAATAAATTGAAGTGGGTAGAAAAAAAGCTAAAGAAAATTCACTGGTTTAATGCAGAAGTTTTTAGGTTATATTACAAAGAAAATTTTAGTTTAAATGAAATGAGTAAAGCAACAAAGATTAATAAAAACACACTATACAAAGCAATTAAAAACGTTAAAAATTATTTAAAAGATGAAAATAAAAAAAGAAACAATAGATAAAATTATGTTTACCCTTGGTGTTATGATCATAACAATGTTAATACTTTTGCTATGGTAAAATCTAAAGGACTGGGGGACAGCATAGAAAAAATATTAAAAAAAATAGGTGCAGACAAAGTTGCAAAAACTGTACTTGGAGATGATTGCGGATGTAAAGAAAGGCGTGACAAGCTAAATAAAATGTTTCCTTATAAGAATGTGAGACAATTTACAAAAGACGAGCTGGCAGTATATGAAGAAATTTTGCCTAGACTGCAAGAGTCTACTATTACAGCCGTAGATCGCAGAGTTGTAACAAAGCTATACAATAAAGTCTTTGAAGCAAACAAAAAAGATAGTAACTGTACTAGCTGCGTGATCCAAACGCTTAAAGCTTTAGAACACGTTTACAAAAATAGTTGTAATTTAGATGAAGAAGCACACTAAAATATATATGGAATATTTTAACTATGTCCACGACGATTTTATCCCGTGTGAAGTATGTAAATGTAAAGCTGTAGATATACATCACTTAGAGCGGCGCGGTATGGGTGGCTCTAAAACAAAAGACTATATAGAAAATCTAGTAGCATTATGCAGGATATGTCACGATATATGTGAGCAGTCGCCTGTATTTAATAATAAAGTTAAATTAATACACGAAGCCAATGTCAAATACAATCAAATTCATTAACGTTAATGATATAAAGCCTAATAATAAAAATCCTAGAGTAATAAAGGACAAAAAATTTGCAGACTTAATAAAGTCTATAAAGGAGTTTCCTGAGATGTTGCAAATAAGACCTATAATAATTAATAAGCAAAATATTATTTTAGGCGGCAATATGCGTTACAGAGCAAGCGTAGAGGCAGGATTGAAAGAAGTGCCTGTAAAAGTTGTAAATCTAAGCAAGGCAAAAGAACAAGAGTTTATGATTAAAGACAATGTAAGCAGTGGGTTATGGGACTGGGACGTTTTAGCTAACGAATGGGATACAGCAAACTTAGCAGACTGGGGTATGGACAATTATATGTTTGGCGCAAATGATCTAGACTTTAATTTAGATGAGCAAATAGAAATAGAGGAAGAGTTAAAAGATCACAAAATCACAGACGACGGATATGTAAGATTTGAGATTGTCATAGAAGAGCAAGAGAAAAAAAATTTAGTTGGCTTAATATCTAAAATAAAAAAAGATTTAGAGTGTAGCAGTGCAGAAGCATTTTTACATATAATAAAATCATACAATTATGAAAGAGAATAATAGTTTTATAAGTTTTAGCAACAAAAAGGCTGGTTTAATATTTGACGATTCTAAGCACGACAAATACCCTATAAGGTATTACAACGTAATTAACGGGAAAGGCGCTGAGATTAAAGAAAATCATAGTTATTACGGTTATATATACGACGGCTTAGTGACAATAAACGTGTCAGAGCATAAAAATTATAATAGTTATAATTTACTAGATGGAATGTTTTTTAGTTTAAAGGACAATTTTAGAATAAAAAAAGATGAGGTTGGTAAGCTAGTGCTTATAGAAGTAGTCAATGAAGCAGGCATATATCCAGAAACAAAATTTCAAGCATACAATACTTTTGGCGGACCAGTAGAAAAGTCTGGCAGGTTAAAATATATAGACGGCTGTACAGACAGCTTGCTAATTCCGCCTATAAAACTAGGAAATCCTTGTTTAAATCATTTACATTTCCCTAGATACATAACACAGACGCAACATACACACCCGAGTCATAGAATAGGAATAGTAAGCAAGGGAAACGGTTTATGTGTGACACCTTTTGGAAATTTGCCGTTAACTAAAGGTATGATATTTGTCATAAAAGAATGGGACGGCAAAAGCTACGCTAGAGCCTTAGACGGCAAGATGCACCCTGTAGGCGAACACGCATTTAATACAACAGCAGAAACCTTAGATGTCATAGCGTTTCACCCAGATAGCGACTTTGGTGCTACAGACGTAGAACATCCTATGATAAACCGCACTTATGTAGACGGTGTCAGCGCAAAAAACATTCAAGACATACAAACTAACGACAAGCAATTCAACAACCAATAATGTTAAAGCAGAAACAAAAAGAAAAAAATAGTAATTTTTTACAAGTAGAAGCTAATATAACAAACATTATTAGCAAAATACAAATAGACAACTTAGTAGATAAAACGGTAGAGTCTATGAAATCTAATTTAAAAGGAAGATGGGGTGTTGCGTGGTCTGGCGGCAAGGACAGCGTTGTGTTAGAGTATGTAGCTTCACAAATAGGCGAACACCCTAGCGCAATAGGAATGACTAATGATCTAGAGTATCCAGAGTTTTTACAATATGTGACTAATAATATGCCAAACGATTTAAGTGTTTACAATAGCGGTCAAGATTTGCTTTGGCTGTCAAATAATTTAGATTGGTTATTTCCTAAAAATAGCACACAGGCAGCTAAATGGTTTAAGGCGGTGCAGCATAAAGCGCAAAACAACTTTGTTAAAGACAAAAAAATAAATATACTTTTAACGGGCAGACGGAAAAAAGATATGAATTTTGTAGGTAAAAACGGAATATACACGAATAAAAGTACAGGCGTAACTAGATACTCGCCGCTATATGACTGGTCACACGAAAGCATAATCGCAGCTATGGTTTACTACAATTTACCGCGAGCTCCTTTTTACTCTTGGAACAATGGCTGGGTAGTTGGCTCTGGCAATTGGGCAGCTAGACAGTGGACTGGTAGCGTTAAGAATGGCTGGCACGAAATAGCGCAAATAGATAAAAGTGTTGTACTAAGAGCGGCTAAATATATTAAAAGTGCAGAGTATTATGTGCGGGATATGGGGATATAATACAACAGACTACAAGTCGCTAGATCTGCACTGGGTAGAACAAATAATAAAAAAGGCAGATGAAAGAGGCGGTCACAGTTACGGCGTTTACGGTATAACAAAAAATAATAAACATATAGTCTTAAAGCAAGACGGCAGAGCAAATATTAAAACAATAATGAAGCTGTTAAAAAATTGTGTAGTAGCTATAGGTCAAAGCCGTTTAGCAACTAGCGGCAATTTAGACCTAGTGAACACACAGCCATTACTTGTTAAAAATATGGTCATAGTACATAATGGCAACATATTAGACTATAAAAAAATTATGCAAAATTATAACTATAATCCTGTCACTAATTTAGATACAGAAGCGCTAGTGCCTATAATAAAAAACAATGATCTTAAAAATAGTAATATTGTTGGCTCTGTTTTATATCTAACATTAAAAGAATACAGTTATACTTTAGAAGATTATTGTTACAATTTACCTCTTATAAAAAAAACAAAAAATAATAATATTTATTACTGTAGTAAAAAATGGCTGGAAACATACTAAAAAAAGAATATTTAGATATTAACGTTGTAGAAGCTGCAAGACAAAGAATTATATATTTAATGCGCACCTATGACAAAGTCGTTGTAAATTTTAGCGGAGGCAAGGATAGCACAGCATTATTATACGTAGCTATAGAAGCAGCAAAAGAAATTAACAAGCTGCCAGTAGAAGCTGTTTATGTAGATCACGAAATAGAAGGAAAAAATACACTAAGTTTTATTGACGAAGTTGCAAATATGAAAGAGGTTAATTTTATTAGATACTGTTTACCCTTTAAACTAAGAAACGCAGCAAGCTTTTACGCGCCAGAGTGGCATCCTTGGAATCCTTTAGAAAAAAAATTGTGGTTGCGCGACATACCAAAAGACGCAGTTACACAAATGGACGGTCATTATTTTAATATAGATAAAAATTATACACATCCAGACGGTATGCCGTTTAGATCTAACGCAGTTGTAAGCTGTAGCAGCTTTCAAGACCTTGTAGATTTGCACATAAAAAATTATGAAAAAAAAGGCGTGACAGCAATTGCTCTTGTTGGAATAAGGGCGCAGGAAAGTATGGCAAGATA